AAGAAATCTATACTTACTTTGGAGATGGATCTACTTTAAGTTTCAGTGGTGGTAATTGGGTAGATGTTGCAACGGGAATTAATACACTTTCTAACATTGGTATTGGAACCACAAATCCAAGTGATCCTTTAACTGTTCTTGGATCTGCTAATATTTCAGGTGTAGTTACTGCTTCTCGTCTTGTTGGAATCGGTAGTTTTAGTGATGTAGTTGTATCGGGTGGTTCTACTTTTAATGGTGATGTGATGGTTGGTGCTGGTATTACAGCATATGCATCTACCGGTATTATAAGTGCAACACAATATTATGGTGATGGATCTGCGTTAATTAGCGTTCCATCTGGATTAGGAACTGCATTGAGTGATGATACTACCAATGCATTGAATAAAATATATTATGTAGATTCTGTATTGGGTGTTGGTCAAACTATTACTGTTGATCCTCCTGATTCTTCACAAATTGCATTTACCCAGTATCCAAATATTCAAGTTGATGGTACTTATGATTTAATTATTGCTGATGGTGATGATTTCATTCCAGATATTCTAGGAATTGGAACTACTGGAATGGGTGCTATTTCTGGCAGTGGGGGAAGAGTTCGTGCAGATAATTATACAGGTAGAGCAGGAGATGCTCCTACCTTCCCAGCTGGTGTAAGTATTACTGGAGTTACTACTGTTGGTGTTGTTACTGGTGGTACTTCTGTTGGTGCTACTAAGTTTTATGGAGACTTAGTTGGTAATGTAACAGGTAATCTAACAGGAACTGCATCTACCGCAACATTGGCTGGTAATGCGTATGGGTTAACAGGAACTCCGAGTATAACTGTTGATCTTCTTACTACTAATAATGTCACTGTTGGTGGTGCCGTAACTATTAGTGGTAACCTTGAAGTTCAAGGGACCCAAACTATTATTAATACTTCAACTCTTGATATTGAAGATAAAACTGTAGGTATTGCATCAACAACTGCTGCAACAAATGCTACTGCTGCTGGTGGTGGTATTGAAGTTTTTGCTAGTTCTACTACAGCTAATAATAACAAAACAATCCTTTGGCAAAATACAAGTAACTGTTGGGAATTTAGTAACCCTATTAGACCTAAAGGAGTATCTGAAACAACTGTTGGTTATACTACTCAGACTACCGGTATAACAACATATACAGATGCTTCTGGTAATATTGTATTGGAAATGGATGTTCAAGCAGCAACTACATACACCTATACAATGCCTTCAGTATGGTCTAGTGGTCGTGGATGTAATATTGGAATTGTGTCCTTTAAAAATATGCCAGCAGATGCTGAAAATGGTGTTACTGTGACTCTTCTCACCACTCAAGGTGCTAATCATGGTGGGGGTACTGGATATGCTAATACCCATGATGCAGTTGGATTTGGTGCGACTTGTACAATTATTCCTCTATCAGGTAATTCAGCATCTGCTGGTATTCAAACTGCAGGGCGTAGTCGTGGCACTGGATTATTAACAAATACTGGAATTACTACTGTAACTTTATCACCTGCTGCAGGTACAGTGGACTTCATTTCATTCTTCATTCATTATAATGGCGATACACTTACTAATTTAACCAGTTATAAGGTTTATGTATCTAAGAATGGTGGATTTGCATTTGGTTCTGTTGGCATCTAATGATTTTCTTAATCTCTAATAAATAAATAAAAAGTTCTAAAAAATGGCTGCAATTATAACTGATCAAATAAGGATCCTAAATGCGAAGAACTTTCTTGCTGGCGTAAGTTCAGCATCTAATGCATATTATTCTTTTATTGGTCTCCCAAATCCTTCAGACATTCAATCTGATTGGGATACAAATCCACCTTCACCAAAAGATAATTTTAGTGAGGAGGATGATTACTGGGATACTATGATTGCATTGAAGAAAATCAATGCTTCAGATGTTAGACAAGTTATTACAAGAAGAGTATGGACATCTGGAACAACTTATGACATGTATCGAAGTGATTATAGTCGTACTAATACTGCAAAAGTTTCTGGTTCAACGAATTTATATTCTGCCTCATATTATGTTTTAAATAGTGATTATAGGGTATATGCTTGTCTCCATAATGGTATGGATCCAGACAATCCAAATGGAAGACCATCTTTAGATGAACCTACATTTACGGATTTAGAACCAAAAGTTGCTGGTACTAGTGGTGATGGTTATATTTGGAAATATCTTTATACAATTAAACCAAGTGATATTGTAAAATTTGAATCTACTGATTTTATTCCCGTCCCTCTCGATTGGGATACAAGTACAGATACTGCGTCAGTAAGAGATAATGCTGTAGATGGTTCTATTAAAATAGTAACTATTACCAATCGTGGTGTTGGATTGGGTACAGCAAATAGTACTTATACGAAAGTTCCCATTAAAGGCGATGGTACAGGAGCAGAATGTACTATTGTTGTTAATAACGATCAAAAAATTGATAGTGTAACTGTTTCTACTCAAGGACAAAATTATACTTACGGTAATGTTGACTTGGAAGCAGGTGGTGTTCCAACTGGAACTACAAGACCTACTTTCAATGTAATTCAATCTCCTCCTGGTGGACATGGAGCAGATATTTACAGAGAACTTGGTGCATATAATGTTCTTTTATATTCTAGAATTGAAAATGATGTTGAAAATCCAGATTTTATAACAGGAAATCAGGTTGCAAGAGTTGGTGTTGTTGAAAATCCTAAAGCAACTAGTGGAGCACTTCTATCTGCAGATAAAGCAACTGCATTAGGTGCTTTGAGGTTAACTGGAACGGGTTATAGTACAGCAGCATTTGATGGTGATTCATTTATTACTCAGACTGTTTCTAGTGGAACAACTGCTGTTGGTAGAGTGGTTAGTTATGATACTAATACTGGAGTATTAAAATTCTGGCAAGATAGGACTATGGCTGGATTCAATACAGTTGGAACAGCACAGACAAATCCTTCTTATGGGTATGAATTACAGGAATTTACTAGTTCACCTGGAACCGGTGGGAACTTGACTATTGTTCCAACCAGTGGATCTAATTTAGCAATTGACACTTCTTTCACAGGTCTGTCAACCGTAATAAATAGTCGTACATATTACCTTGGTCAAGATTTTACCAATGGTGTTGCCAATCCTGAAGTTAAAAAGTATTCAGGAAATATAGTTTATGTTGATAATAGACCTTCAATCACTAGGTCTACCAATCAAAAAGAAGATATCAAAGTCATTTTGCAGTTCTAAGTAATCATGCCACAGCAAACGAATTTAAATGTATCCCCGTACTTTGACGACTTTGATGCAGCTGATGATTTTCATAAGGTACTGTTTAAGCCTGGGTATCCTGTACAGGCAAGGGAATTAACCAATCTTCAATCTATACTGCAAAATCAGATTGAGAAATTTGGTCAACATTTTTTTAAAGAGGGTGCGAAAGTAATACCTGGAAATACTGGATATACTCAGTTATATTATTGTGTCCAATTACAAAATAATTTTCAAGGGATTCCTGTATCTGCGTATGCTGACCAATTAATTGGTACAAAGATTACTGGTGAAGATTCAGGTGTAACTGCTGTTGTTGATAAAGTTTTACTTGCAGAGGATTCTGAAAGAAATAATCTTACTCTGTATATTAATTATTTGAAGTCTAATGTAAATAATAATTCTACTCAAACATTTTCTGATGGGGAAAATTTAACATGTAATGTAACTATAGCATCAGGATTGCTTGGAAATACCACTATTGCTGCTGGAAGTCCATTTGCTGTAACTGTTTCAAATGAAGCAGCTGCAACAGGATCTGCTTTTAATATTTCAGAAGGTGTATATTTTATTCGTGGTAATTTTGTACAAGTAGAGACAGAAACCCTTATTTTAGATCAGTATACTGCCACTCCTAGTTATAGAGTTGGTTTAAGTGTACAAGAGCAGATAATTACTGCTGATATGGATGAGACTTTGAATGATAATTCTCAAGGATATAATAACTATTCTGCTCCTGGTGCAGATAGGTTAAAAATTACAACTGCACTCTTTAAAAAGCCATTAGATAATTTTGATGATGATAATTTTATAGAATTAGCAGAAATTAATGCTGGAGTTCTTAAGTCAGTAGGTAAAACAGGTACATTAAGTGGTACATGGTTCCATAAAGATTGGACTGATGTTCTTGCAAGAAGAACTCATGACGAGTCTGGAAATTATTATACAAGACCTTTTGATATAACAGTTTTAAATTCTTTAAATAATAATCAAGGAAATAGAGGAGTATATCAAGAAGGTCAATTTACCCCTTCTGGAGATAGTGCAGCAGAAGATTTAGCATTATATAAAATCTCTCCAGGTAAAGCATATGTTGGTGGATATGAAGTTGAAACAATAAATCCTACTTTTTTAAATGCTCCTAAACCAAGAGCTGTTGATACCACAGATAATCAGCAAATTATATACAATACTGGTCCAACGTTAAAATTAAATAATGTTTATGGTGCACCAACTATAGGAATTGGTAATACTTATACTGTAAGTCTTAGAGATCAAAGAGTTGGTATAAACAGCAGAACAGTAGCAGGAAATGAAATTGGTGTTGCCAGAATCTATGATATGTCATTGGAATCTGGTCAATATGATTCAGCAAATCCACCTTTAAATGAATGGGATATTTCTCTTTATGATGTGCAGACAGTAACTAATATTACTCTTAATCAACCAATTACCCTTGAGACTCCTACTTATATTAAAGGTTCTAATAGTGGTGCAACTGCTTTCCTTAAGGATGCTGTTAGTGTTGGTGCAGGTTTAACTGTTTATGAAACAGAAGGAACTTTTCTTCAAAATGAAAGACTTGAGTTTTATGGGGGAGGAATAAATGGATTATGGGAAGGAAGAGTTGCAATAGCAATTACTGCTGAAAGTTTAAAGAATGTAAAATCTATATTTGGAACTAACGACAAGACTGTCGGAACTGCCTCTACATTCGCTGCTGATGTAATGCAGTCTATAGAGCAGCATGTTGGGTTAGCAACTATAGGAGCAGCATTACAGAGTGGTATAGCAACAATTACTGCTGCTAATCCTATCTTTGTTGGAATTGCAACAGTTAACGATTTGCTGTGTTGGGATGATCCTGCAATGGGACAATATCCAACATATGCAAGAGTTACTGCAGTTAATTCCAATACTGTTGAAGTAGTTGGGGTTACTACTGTAACTGGATTTGTTAATGGTGGACTATCTACTAATACTGCTAGTACTCAAGTAGAAGATCTTAAGATATTGGAAACACGACTTCAAGCATCTTCAGATAATACTTTATATACAGTACTTCCAAAGACTAATACTTCTAATGTTGATTTAACAGATGCATCTATTTCAATTAGACAAACATTTACTGTTAATATTACAGATAATCAATTAGCATCTCCTGTTTCTTGTGGATCTAGTGAAAGTTTCTTAGCATTTGATGAGGAAAGATATACTTTAATTAGATCTGATGGACAAACTGAGTCATTAAAACCTAGTGATGTAATTTTTTCTAATGGGGGAACTCAAGTACAGATTTATAATTTAGGAGCTAATGATACTGGTGCGACTTTTGTTACAACAATTAAAAAAGAGAAACCAAAAGCAAAAGAAAAATTAAAAAATAAAGTTAATTCGATAATTGTTTCCAAGTCTCGTCTGTCGGGATCTGGTATTGGAACAACCACTTTCAATGATGGATTGGATTATGGTAGTGGTTTATATCCTTATGGAACTAGAGCTCAAGATGAAATTCTATCTTTGAATGTTCCTGATATTGTTGAGATTCATGGAATATTTGAATCAGCAGATACTGGAGCTGCTTCTGCACCTACGATGACTCTTAATGCTTTAACTAGTGCATCTACAACTACTGAGGAATTATTAATTGGCGAATTAATTGTTGGACAAGTTACTGGTGCTGTTGCAATAGTTGCAGAAAAGGTTTCTAATTCTGCTACCAAAATTGTTTTTCTTTATAAGAATGATATTACTTTTAAAGAAGGTGAAGTAGTTGTATTCCAAGAGTCAAATGTACAAGGATCAATTACTACATTAGATGCGTCAAGTTTTGAGATAACATCAAATTATACGTATGAAACAGGACAAGAGAGTACTTTCTATAATTATGGAGTATTAAAGAGAAAATCTGATGCTGATGCTCCTGAAAGGCAAATTAAAGTTTACTTCATGAGTGCATATTATGCATCTACAGACACTGGAGATATTACAACAGTAAACTCATATGATAATTTTAATTATTCTACTGAAATTAAGGATGTTAACAATACCTTCACGGCTGATATACTTGACATTAGACCTAGGGTATCTTCTTATACTGTTGCTGAAAGTACTAGATCTCCTTTGGAATTTTATGGAAGATCTTTCAATGGAGCAGGACAATCTGCAGGAAACGTTTTAGCATCTGATGAATCTATCAAAGTTTCATATTCAAATTATCTTGGAAGAATTGATAGGATTTTTCTAACAAAAGATGGAAAATTCCAAGTAATGTATGGAACTTCTTCAGAGAGACCTGAAAAACCAAGTCCAGTTGATGATGCTTTAGAAGTTGCTACTATTACTTTACCTCCATATCTTTATTTCCCTCAACAAGCAGGAGTGAAATACTTGGAGCATAAGAGATATCGAATGGTCGATATCAAGAAACTTGATGATAGAATTAAAAATCTTGAATATTATACTGCATTATCTACATTAGAAACATCTACCGCTAATATGTTTATTGCGGATTCGGATGGTTTAAACAGATTTAAAGCTGGTTTCTTTGTTGATAATTTTACTGGATTCTTGGTACAAGAACCAATGATATCTGGTACTAGTAATAGTCTTGATAGAAAATATAAGCAATTAAGACCTAGGCATTACACAACTTCAGTTGATTTAATGTTTGGTCCTGTAGTGAATACAGATTCAACAGATGATTTGAATTTTACTGCAGTTGAAGGAATTAATGTAAGTAAGAACAGTGATATTATAACTTTGGATTATTCTGAAGTTGAATATATTAAACAATCATTTGGTACAAGATCTGAAAGTGTAACACCATTCTTGATTAGTTTCTGGCAAGGAACTCTTGAGTTAAGCCCTGCTTCAGATACTTGGGTAGACACTGTAAGATTGGAAGCTAAAACTATTGAAATAGAAGGTGATTATCAGCAGGTAATGGATGAGGCTGCTAGAACTATGAATGTAGATCCTCAAACAGGATTTGCACCTACAGTTTGGAATTCTTGGGAAACTAATTGGACTGGTAGTGATATTGTAGA